TGACTTTAGTTTCTGATAGAGATAGACATTTAATTCATTTAGGAACAGAACCAACTATAGCTAGTGGCGTTCAAGATAAAATGTTTATACGTTTTTCTGATCAAGAAAGTCTTACAGATTACACACCTACTTCAGTAAACACAGCTGGTACTTTAAGAATAGATGCTGGTACTAAAATAGTAGGAGGAGTAAACGCTGGTTCTTACAATTTAATTCTCACAGATACTGCTGCATATGTTATGCGTTTTATTGGACCTCCTTTTACTTTTGGTATTGAACAAGCTGGAGCAAACTGTGGTTTAATATCACAACATGGAGTAGTGTCCGTAAATGGTGTATCTTATTGGATGGGACAAGCTGGTGGTTTTTATTTATTTGATGGTACTGTAAAAAAGATACCTTGTTCAGTAGAAGATTTTGTTTTTACTACTATTGATGATGGTGATTTAGGTTTAAACTTTGATTCCTCTGATGTTATATTTGCTGGTTACAATTCTTTGTTTAATGAAATTAATTGGTTTTACCCATCTAAAAACTCAAATCAAATAGATAGAGTAGTTACTTTTAATTACCAAGAAAGATTATGGACAGTTGGTTCTCTTGCACGAACAACGTATTATGACAAAACAGTTTTTGATAACCCTTATGCAAGTGATTACAATGATAGTGGTGTCCCAACTTTTCCTACTATACAAGGTGTAACAAATGTAAATGGTGCAACAACTGTATATGCTCATGAAATAGGTAACAATCAAGTAAACACAAGTGCTACTACTCCTATAGTTGGTAGTATTCAAAGTGGAGATTTTGAAGTTAAATCAGCTGGAGATGGTGTTCAAGCAACAGGTGAATTTTTCTTAACTATAAGAAGATTTGTACCAGACTTTAGAGCTCTTACTGGTAATGCTCAAGTTACAATAAACTTAAAAAATTTTCCAAGTGACACAGAGGCTAGTAGTAGCTTAGGGCCTTTTACTGTATCCTCTTCTACACAAAAAGTTGATACAAGAGCTAGAGCCAGAGCAGCTAATCTTAAAATACAAAACACAACTACAGATGAAACTTGGAGATATGGTACTTTTAGAGCAGATACACAAATAGATGGAAGAAGGTAATGGCAAAAATAATTACAAACATACCAGATCCAAAAATAGAATATAGTGTAGAAAATCAAAGATTAATAAATTTAGCTTTAAATCAAATAGTGCAAAAATTAAACACTTCTTACCAAGATGATATAAGTAAAGATCAACAATCTTTTGATTGGTTTATGTCATGAGTATACAATATAAAAATGTAGGTATTGATTTAAATAGCACTAATGCTATCTCTGTATTGACAGCTCCTACAAGTGGTAGATGTTTAATTAAACAAATACAATTACACAATAGTCATTCAGGTAATGTTATTGTGACTACCTCTGTTACAAACACCGTAGGTACATTTAAAATTGATTTAAGTACTATAGGTACCAATGCAACTAAAGAAGTAATAACAAAAACACTTGTTTTAGAAGAGGGTAATATTTTAAAACTTACAGCAGATGTCGCAGACAAAGTAGAAGGAATAGTATCTTACGCTTTAATAGATCGTTCTTTACAGAATGGATAGAGAAACCAGATTAAAAAAACAAGGCACTTGGTTTCAAAAACCTAAAAAAATAAAAACTTGGCAAAATCATATTTTTCCTATAATTTTAATTTTAAGTTTAGTATGTTACTTACATAGTTACTCATATGCAATTACACCAAGCTATATACAAAATAGAAAAAGCATTATCCCAAAAATGGTGTAAAAATTTAATACAATACATGGATATTCAATGCACTGAAAAAGCTAAAGTATTAATTGATGGAAAAGATGTAGAAGATACTAGTCAAAGAAATGTTTACACACATGGTTTAAATTCAGAAAGCCCAAATGATGAAGTGTATATAGAAATATTGTTAAAAGTTATGAATAACTGTTTAAAGGAATATACAAAAACATATTCATATATAAGAGAATGTTCTCCACAAGATATTAATTTACTAAAGTATAAAAAAGGTAATTTTTATAAAACACATATTGATTCGTTTCACACAGTTAATAGACAATTATCTTTTATCATAAATCTAAATGAAGGATACAAAGGTGGGGATATAATATTTTTTAACCCACACACCAAAGAACCTACTAGTAAAACATCGCTAAATACTGGAGATTTACTAATGTTTCCAAGTAATTTTTTGTATCCTCATGGAGTTACACCGATAACAAAAGGAGTTCGATACAGTTGTGTAAGTTGGTACGCTTAATTAAATAGTTGACATCACATCTCCATGTGCTAATATTTAAAGTAACAAAGGAGAAACAAATGATTAAAAATTATTATTATATAACAACTGGACAACATAGAAATAAAGAAATCTATGATTTTACTAAAAAAAAAATGCACTCTTATTCTGAGAAAGGTAATAAAATGTATGTTTTACATTATGCATTTACAGAAATTAATGGTGTTAGAAAAGATTGGTTTGTTACAAACTTATCAAAAAATATTGAAGTAGCTATTGAAAAAGCTAAAAAGTATAAAAAAGAAAAAGGTTATTTATCTGCTGAATTAGTAATTAATAGTGATTACCCTGAAGTTGATGATAATGAAAAAAAACCTCAATGGGTAAGAGATATTGAAGCTAGTAATAAAATCTATAAAATTGAAAGAACTAAAAAACGTCAAGCAGAAAAAGAAGAGAGATAAAGAGAAAGAAGAACGTGTAGCAAAACAAGATCAACTAAACAAAAAATTAATTACTGACTTATCAAAGTCTACTTTTGTAGGACAACCTAAAGATAAACTAGAGAAAAAATTGACTATAGTAAATTGGAACACTAAAAAAGTAGCTCCTTATTGTGGTTATGGTGATGATGTAACTATGAATATTGTTACTCTAGAAGATAAAGAAAAAAATATTTATACTTATTTTGGTGGTGTTGATATCGGCACAGTAAAGGAAAACGATTTAGAAACTCGTGATGAAAAACAAAATATAATAAATTATGTAAACCCTAAAGATAGAGTTGGGAATACTTATGTAGTAAAATTTACTGTAAAAAAACATAATACATACATTCCTAAAAATCTTGAGAAATATAATTTTGATGGGGTAAAACAAAATATTATACAAAGACCTAAGGTTTTCGCTTAGGTCTTTTTTTCTTGCATTTTATTTGTTGTGATTTATAACTATGTTATGAAAAAAATACAATGCACTACAGAAGANATATATAGAAATAAAAAAACAAATTTTAAATACGCATCAAAAGAAGATGCTACACATGACGTAAACAATCCTAATACAGATACAAAACAAGAGGACATTGTTACAGACGTAAACGTCATGGTTCCTCCAGAAGCTTTAAGTTTAGTAAGTGGTACAAAAGAATAATGTTACCAAGAGGGGGAACAGAACTACAACATCATTTTTTATCTCACTATGTAGATGAAAAATTATTATCTAACTTTCAAATATGTACATCAATACCCAATAAAGTTTCTTTATCAAAAGATAAAATAAATATTCTTTGGCAAAAAAATAGTTACGATCAACCTAATATAGCTCCTTGGTTTGAAGATAAAACAAATCATGATAAATACGATTGGTATGTATTTAACTCACATTGGAATTACGAAAAGTTTAGATACAAGTTTGATGTACCTACACATAAATGTCATGTGATTAAAAACGGTGTAACAAATTTTCCAGTACGAACTCCTTATAAAGAAGGTGACATGGTTCGTATGTTATTTCACGTTACACCTTGGAGAGGTTTAAATGTGTTGCTTGGTGCAATGCAACAACTACAAGATTGTAATGTTCACCTTGATGTCTTTAGTAGTTGTAAGATATACGGTGAAGATTTTGAACAAGCAAATGAATCTAAATATGAAGCTCTATATGAACAAGCAAGAAATTTAGAAAATGTAAATTACATAGGCTATAAAGAACACTCTTTTATACAAAAGTTTATGTATCGTTATCACATGTTTGCGTATCCTAGTATATGGGAGGAGACAAGTTGTAATGCTGTTTTAGAAGCAATGGGTGGTGGTTTATATTGTATTGTAACTAATTATGGTGCGTTGTTTGAAACTTGTTCCGAGTTCCCAATTTATGTCACTTATGATAAAAACTATCGTAACTTATCCACAGCTTTTGCTCACGCTATTCGTGGTGCAGTAAAACATATGCATCAACCAGAGATACATGAACATTTACAAATGCAACAAAATTTTGTGAAAAAGTTTTATAGTTGGGAAAAGAAAAAACATGAATGGACTAACTTTTTACAAGGAGCCTTAGATGCAAAATCATGAACCTATTTACTCACCAGATGCTAACTGGGTGAATAAAAATAATGTAAAGTTATTTGTAGCGACACCAGTTCACAGTGAGGTATCTATTCATTACATGCAATCAGTTTTTAAATTACAAGCTGAGTGTAACAGAAAAAAAGTTCCTATTATGCTACAACTTATGAAATCATCTTTAGTAACGTCTGGAAGAAACTTATGTGTATCAGAATTTTTAAATTCAAATTACACACACATGTTGTTTATAGATAGTGACATATTATTTAGTGTTGATTCTATTTTTCAAATGTTAGATAAAGAAGAAGAAGTTTTAAGTATACCGTACCCTATGAAAAATATTCAATGGGATAAAGTAATAGAAAAGTGGAAAGGTATACCTTCTATGAATTATCAACAAGCATGTACATCAGGTAATATGTATCCAGTCAGAATTAAAGGCGATGAAGATGATATAACAGTGAAAGATGGTTTAATTGAATTGTCTCACTCTATGACTGGATGTTTAATGATTAAAAGAGAAGCTTTAGAAAAAATGATTAAGGCTTATCCAGATTTAACAATTAGACAAGAGACTATGATAGACGGTAAACCTGAATTAAGAAAGAATTTATATAACTTTTTTGATACCTATTATGATAAAGAATCAAAACTATACTTAGGTGAAGACTTTGCTTTCTCTAGACTTTGGACAAAAATAGGGGGAAAATGTATGGCTTTGATTACAGAATACATAACCCATGTGGGAGATTACCAGTTTACTGGTAGATTAATAGATGAAATGGTAGCTATTCCCACAGATAGTATTGATACTTCTGACAAGAAATAGTAGAATATCTGTATATATTAACCTTAGGAGTTTTTTATGGTAGCACCATTAATACCAATAGCAGCTGGAGTTGGTAGTTTTCTTTTAGCAAAAGCAAGTGGAGCAAGTAATCGTAACGCATTAATCGCTGGTGGAATAGGTGCATTAGGTGGATATGGATTAGCAGGTGGATTTGGTAGTTTAGGCACTCAGCAACTTGCAACATCTGGTGCTTTTGGAGTAGGTGCTGGAGGTTTGTCAGCAATAGGAGCAGTAGGTGGTGGAGCTACAGCAGGATCTTTAGCTTCCTCTGCTATGCAAGGACCACCTGGTCAAGCTCAACCACTAGAGAATATGAATGTAGGATTTAAGGGAGTCGATCCAACGCAGTACGCACAAGCTACAGAAAATTTACAAGGTATAGGACAAAGAGCTACTTACGCTGATTCCCCAAGTGGAGAAGTAGTAACACCAAGTGTCTATGATTTTAGTAATCAACAAATGTATACAGCTAGAGAAGGTGGTTTAGCAGAGATAAAAAGATTTAAAGAAGGTGGTGTAAATTACTTACCAAGTAAATTAGATCACGATGAAAAAGACTATAACAATTATGTAAGAGCAGAAGGTTACATAGAGGATGCTACGGACATAGCAGACAAGGATGAAGATACTATGTTAGCACAATTAGCTGATGGAGAGTTTGTAAGTAGAGCTGATGCTATTTTAGGAGCTGGTATTATGGAAGGAGCAAGTCCAGAAGACTTTAAAGAAATGAGAAGATTAGGAGCCAAGTTCTTTTACAAACAACAAGACCAGTTAAAAAGAGTTTATGATATTACATCATGATGAATATTATAAAGGTTGATGTAGCAGAACATTGGCAAAAAGCATCCGTTATGTTAAAGGATGCAATTGATTTAAGTAACGGTAGGCACACTATAGAAAGTACCTACGATAATTTAGTTAAGGGAGCAATGAGGTTGTACGCAGTATACGTTAAAAAAATTATCACTAGTTATTTCGTAACTCAAATAGTTATCTACCCAGCTAAAGCAGTATTAGGAATTATATTTTGTGGTGGCAGTCAAGTCATCAGGTATATAAAAGAAATAGAAATTTTTTTTAAAAATGAAGCAATGATAAATGGTTGTAAAGGTTGTGAAATAATTGGAAGGAACGGTTGGTCTAAAGTAATAGATAACATACCGTCATTAGAGTTTCAAGCAAAAGGTGTGTTTTATGAAATGGATATTTAAACTTTTACCTAACAAATTTAAAGTATGGCTATATGAAGGTTTATATAGAGATATTGCAGATCAAGGTGAGTACGAAGATACAGAACTTGCTCATGTCAATCCTTACGAAGTAAAACTTCTAAAACAAATTGGTGGTAAAGGTAGACTAAATAAAGCAACTGGTTTAAAAGGTTATTTTGGTGGTGGTGGAAGCCCAGCACCAGCTCCTTCTGGAGGTTCAGGTTTCCAAGAAACTATATCAAGAGAAGCTCCTGAAATAGAAGCAAGAAAGTTAGCTTTGTATGATGAGGCGATTGATTTAGCAAAAACACCTATGGCAATACCAGAGTATAAAGTTGCTGGTCCTTCTCCGTTAGAGCAACAAGGTTTTGCACAGTCTGCTCAAACTGGTATTGGTGCTGTTCCAGTACAAGCTGGTATTGGTGCTACATTAGGAGCTGGTCAAACAGCATCACAAGATATTACTCAACAAGGTGGTATGATTGATTCGTTTATGAACCCTTACCAAAGATATGTCATAGACGAAATAAATAGACAGAGTGCTATACAATCAAATCAAATGGCAGCTGATGCTGTTGGGTCTAACGCATTTGGTGGTGGTAGAGAAGGTATACAAAGAGCAGAACAAGAAAGATTACGTTTAGGTTTAATTGGTCAGTCTCAAGCTAAGGGATTTGATACTGCATTAGGAGCAGCTCAAAGACAACAACAGTTTCAAACAGAGGCACAACTTAATCAAGCAAGTCAACTAAGTTCATTAGGTCAAACACAACAGATGATGGCTCAGAAAGATATAGCTCAACAATTACAAGGTGGTCAGTTACAACGTGACATTGCTCAAAAAGGGCTTGAGGCTCAGAGAGCTACAGAAGTTGCAAGACAAGCTGAACCATTTCAAAGAGTTGAATTTGCAAAGGGTATCATGACAGCCTTACCAACTACAGCTTCACAGATTACTGCAACTACTGGACCTGGTGCTAATCCATTATCTCAAGCAGCAGGTGCTGGTATAGGTGCATATGCCGCTTATAATCTACTTAAACCAACTGGGGCAGCTGGATAATTATGGCAATAGCAAATGAAACATCTGATTATATAAGTCAAACACCTGATGAGACTATTACTGAAGATATTAAAAAAACAGAAACGGTACAACCAGAAACAGTCGTTACTCCAAGCTCAACAACCACGAAACCTATGTTTAGTAAACAAGAAAGAATAGGTTATACACTATTGCCATTAGCTAGTGCTTTGTTACAAGGTAAAAGAACTGGTGGTGGATCTATGTTCAATGATACTCTTGCAAGTTTAGGTCAAGGGTTAATGGGAACTACTGAAGTAGCTTTAAAAATAAAACAGTTAGAAGGACAAAGTGCAAAAACTAAAACTACTGCACCTAAACAATATAAGTTACAACCAGGTGTAGGCAAAGTACAAATTGGAAATCAAGTATTTACTCCTGAGATGGGAAGAATAATTAGTTTAGAGGAGGCTACTCTATCTCAATACCCAGTTGACACTTTTGTAGAGGTAGAAAAAGAAACAGATACACAACCTAAATTTGAAACTAAAAAATTCACTTTAAAAACAGATGTAAAATTATCTGATGGAACAGAATACAAACAAGGACAAACAGTAGACTTGTTACCAAAAGATTCTGTGTTTATATATGATAATTATGGAACTACTGCTTTATCAGAAGTTAAAGATGTTGATCCACCAACATCATTAAAACCTATTAGTTTTATGGTAGATATTTTTCAAAAAGGTAGTGATGATATAAAAGCTAATAGAAGGTTTTCATTTGGACAAGCTGATATAGCTAAAGCGTTTTTATTAGCAGAAGCTGAATCTAAACCAAAAAGAGTAACAATTAACTTACCTGGTGGTGTTGAAGAGCAAAGAGTAGTAAGAGACTTAGATTATGTTAAAAATTTAAAGACTATATATGGAGATGAAGTCTTTGAGAGCTTATGGACTTATGCAAATTTAGGTGAAGATTTTTATGCTAATCAAGATAATGAAGTACAACAATCAGAAACAGCTCAAGCAGCTTTAGAAAGACCTGTAGACTATAATGCTCTTAGAATTGGTAAAAGTAGTGATATTGTAATTGCAAGTAGAGTAAACTTACCTGATGCTGCAAAGAAAACCTTAGCTTCTGCAAGTTCAGTTATTCAAGACTTAGCTAATGTAAGAAGAAAACTATTTAAAGATGGTAAATTACAAACAGATATTTTGTTGACTCCAAATGCTGTAAAGGCACTAAAAACTGGGGCTCGTTCTTATGCAAGAAGTATGCAAAGAGCAGTAGAAACTTTACTTAGACAAAGATCAGGTGCAGCCATAACAAAACAAGAATTTGACAGATACCAAAATTTATATGTTCCTACAGTTATAGACTCAGAAGAAGTAGTAAAACAAAAATTATTAGCTATGGAAAGAGAATTTGGAACAATTATCAAACTTATAAGAAGTGATAAAGCAGTTCAAATTTATGATAATGTTAATGACATTATAGTTAATGGTATGTCTCTAGAAGATCAATGGAAAAATGGTGTGTTCAAAGATAACAAAACTATAAAAAACAATCAGGCAGATAACGAAACTGGAGGAGCTTCGATAAACTAATGACAGTATTATCAAATAATAGATTAGCAATTAGTCCAATTCTGATGTTAAAAGATGGAACTATAGCTCCACCAGGTACTCCAGAAAATGACGAAAATGTTGAAACTATTATACCAAAGATTGATTTATCTGAAGGTGCATCAGCATCTTTGAGAGCTAAAGTTGGTAATAGAGATAATCCAGAAGAAAGACTTGCTATTATTAAACAATTCTATCCTGATGCCATACCCACATCAAAAACAATTAATATACAGACAGAAAACCCAAATGATCCTAATAAAACAATCTCAAAAAAAGTTTCTATAGGAGAATACTTAGACATAGGAGATGATAATTTTATATACACTGATATAGTAAATGGAAAAGAAGTACAAAAGGTATACAATGAAAAAGGTTTGAGTGTAGGAGATGTAGCATCTTTTGGCAGAACTATAGCAGAAAATATTGGTGGAACTTTAGCTGGTACTACTGTGACTGTTTTAGGACAATTAGGACCTCAAGCACTTACACCAGAAGAAATATTTACTGTTCCAACAGCTATTGCTCTTGGTTCTGAAAAGGGAGGTCAATTGTATGATAGAGCTGTAGATATGTTAATAACAACAGCAGGTAAAGAGTTGGTTAGCCGAGGAAAGATGTCTAGTCAAATTATTAAAATGTTAACAAATATAGGTATTGAAGCTGCTGGTATAAGGTCTGTTGATGCTTTGGTTGAAGCAGGTAGAAAAGTTACACCAAAAATAGGTCAACTATTGTTAGGTATAGGAAAACAATCAAAAGAAAAAGCAAAAGAGTTAACTAAAAAAGCTGTAAGTTTAGGATTAAAAATACCAACAATAGGTTTAGCTACACAAAGTCCCACAGTTCAATTTATAGAAAAAGTTATGATTAATTCACCTTTAGGAGTGGGTGCGTTTACAAAAAAAATAAAAGAATTTAATGAAGGTGTAAGTAACGCAGTTAGGACAATAGGAAACAAATATGGTAGTGGAAATGTAGAAAAAGATATTATCGGCAAAAGATTATTAGGTGGTGTTCAAGATTATGCTGAAAAAGTTCGTAGAGAAACAGATAGACTATATGGTAAATTAGATGAAGTTTTTCCCAATAGAGTTAATACACCTAATTTACAAGTAATAAAAGATCAATTAGAAGATGACTTGTCTGAGGGAGGTATTAAATCAGCCATACAACCAGTTTTAAATATAGTGTCCGATTTACAAAAAGCATCAAAAGATAAAGATGGGTTAACACTTCTTACTTTACACAAAAGAAGAAGCGAATTATTAAGTATGTTAAGAAATACAAAATCTGAAGGTATGAATCAACAAGTCATTAGAAAATCAATTAAAGATGCGATTGATGCAATTGAAATAGATATGAAATCTGGTATAGAAGCAGTAGGAAGTAAAAAGGCATTAAAAGCATATGAAGATGCAAGTAAGTATGTTAGAGAAACAAAAGGAGAATTAAAAGGTTCATTAAAAGATGTTTTAGATTTTGGTGACAGTGAAAAATTTGATAGAATTTTTAATTTAGCCATAGGACCTTCTGCATTGTCTGGTGGTGGAGAAAAAATTAAAAAAATATTAAAAAATTTAAAACCTAAAGATAGAAATGAATTAGCCTCCTCTATTTTATTTAGATTAGGTGTAAAAAACCCTGATGGTACTTTGCTAGAAGAAGGGTTTAGCCCAAGTACATTTATTACTAATTGGGGTAAAATATCTAACTCTGCAAAAGATGAAATATTTGGCACTACTGGTATAAGAAAAAACGTAGATGATTTATCAGATATATTAAAAAGTTATTTAAGTGGAGAAAAATACGAAAACTTTTCTAGAACTGGTAATGCTATAGGTACACTTGCTTTAGTATACCCTTTATTTAGTGGTCTTGGTGGAGCCACTGGAGCAGCAATTGGAGGAACTGTTGGTGGTGTAATAGGTGGAGGAGGAATGGCTACTATGTCTTTCTCACCGTATTTAATGAGTAAATTATTGACTAGTGAAACTTTTATGAAATCTATTGTTGATGGTGGAAAAGAAGTTTTTAGAAAACCTAATCTATTGGGAACATGGTCAGGTCGATTATTAGATGATATGAGAAAAGAGGCAGAGAGAACAGGAGACACTAGTTTGGTTGATGCTACCGAAGTATATTTACACCAATTACTCTTTGAGAAACCAGTAGATGAAGATGAAACTTCTGAGATAAAAGAATTAGAAGAAACAACAACTATGGCTCAAGCAGATGTACCAAAAGAAACACCACAGCAACCAGTGGGTAATGTACAAGTAACACAACCTAATATTAATATCACACCACCCACGACTCAAGCTCCACCACCACAGATGATGGCTTCTCTCCCTGATCAAAAATCTGTTGGTGGTGGAGGAATTACTAGCGTTGGAAAAAAAGAACAGTTTGGGGGTTTATTTCCTACTGATGATCTTGGTAAACTAATAGCTAGTAGGAAAGCATGATAAAAACTTTAAAAACATTATCACCTTATATCGTAATTGTTGCTACTGCTTTAGTAACATGGGGAAGTTTCTCTGCTCGATTAAATGAGGTAGAAAAAAAAGCTGATAACATTGCAACTATACAACAAGACATTGCAGTGATGAAACAAGATATTAAATGGATGAAAGCTTTTTTACTTAACATGAATAGATGAAGAGTGGTAATCCTTTGCAAAATGAAATTGATAATAGTGGTATAAAAGCAATAGAAGAACAAGACTTAAGTACCGTAGAAGTTAATCCCAACACACAAAATAAACCAAGTGCCTTTCCACAATTTACAGATGAAGCTAAAGCCTCAAGAGGCTTAGAAGATTTTACAAAATTAAAAAAGGGTATAAAACAAGCTCTTCCTTACGCACCTAATTTAATTCAAGAATTTGCACCTGGTGCTGATTTACTAAGACAGTTTGGAATATTAGGAGACATAGGTGGTGAACAAAATTTTCAACCTAGTACACAAGAAAATATATCTGGTGGTATAGAAAAAATAAAACAAGGTGATAAAGTTGGTGGTGGAGTCGATGTGGTTACTGGTGGTTTAGAAACTTTGGGAGCTGCATCAGATGTTATGATGTTAGGTGCTGCTTTTTCAGGACCTTTAGCACCAGTGTTATTAGGAGCTGGTGTAGTATTAAAAGGTTTAACTAAAGGTGGTAAAGCAATACTACAAAGTAAAAAAGGCAAAACTTTTTTTGCAAAAATTAAAGGCAATGACATACAAAATGCAGTTGATGATTCTGGACCTGTAATAGAAGTAGAAGAGATATTAGCAAACAATCCAGAAGATGTAGTTGAGTTAGGTAATGTAGATAATTTACCGATTACTTATACTGGTACTTCTTCAGATATACAGTTAGATATGGACAAAAGAAAAAGTCCTTATAAATCTAGATTAAATGATGTTATTGACACCTTACAAAATAAAGCAACTGGTAAACAGTTTTTGCAAACTTTAAAAAACAAGGGAAATTTTTCTCAAGAAGAGTTAAAACAATCTGGTCTAGAAGATGTATTAAATAATTACGGTGACAGCACCACCACTAAAGCCAATATTCAATCTTACATGAATAGAAATACTCCAGAATTTATTGTAGAGAGAAGAGTAAGAAATCCGTCTGGTGAACAAAATGTTGTAACAGATATGACATTTGATGATGTGGAGGAAATACCTTTTAGTGAAACTGGAAGATATGAAGGTGAGATAGAATCAGCCCAAGAATATGTGTTTGAAAATACAACTGGTTCTCCTGTAAATGATTTATTAGTATATAAATTAAAAGAAAGAGATGGTGTTACTACAGGTCCTGATGAAGCAAACTTTTTTGCATTTGCTGACCAATCTGAAATAAAAAAAGAGACGATAAAAGAGATTGAAGACAATGCAAAAGAACTAGTAAAAGACATTCCTAGTTTTAAAGAGGCTACATCTCAAACAGACTTATTTGACCCTGATAAAAGAAAAAGATTTTTAGAAATGGGAGAAGATGCATATTACGAACAAGCCATCAAAGATAAAAGAGATAAATTAGATAATCAAAGCAGAATTAGTGATTTAGAAGATAGATACTTTCTTGACGGAGGTGGGAATATTATAGACGAATACGCTGCAAGGTCTTACGAAGATAGTCCTGAAATAATTTATAGTGATAATGCTACTGGATATCAAATCATAGGGGATGAATCAATGGGGTATTATTCTATAAGAAATGAAAGAGGGGAATATTTAGAAACAGGTACTGAAACTGCAACAAGTTTAGATGAAGCACGAATACAAGCACAGATAGATGCCAGAGATAGAGGAGTATTAGAATACGAAGATGATATAGATAGTGAAGAATATGCTGAAAAATATGGTAAGACCTTGTTTCATGATTATAAAACAACATTAGGTGATGACGAAACTTATGAAGAATTACCTTATAAAATTAAAAGTAAAATATCTACAAGAGAACCACTTTTTGATTCATACCAAAGCCACTTTCGTCAAGCTAATAATGTGGGTCATTTAAGAACTACCTTAATTAATCCTAGCTCACCACAAGCAAAAAACAGAGATATATTTTTAGTAGAAGAGTTTCAACAAGACCCAGTGAATGTTGCTAAAAAAGAAGATGGTTATAAACCAAGTAAAGACGATATTGCTGAAATAAAAAAAATAGTTGGAAATGATAAAATTGGTCAAAACACAAGAGGCATTATTAACATTACAGATGGTGATGGAACTTTATATAGTTTTGATACTGATTTTAAAGATTTAAGTTCTTCAACTGGTTTTTCAAATACTAGAATGATTGAAGGTCAAGGCACAACCATGACTAAACATCCTAAGAGTGATGAGATCATGGAATACCTTGTAAAAAATAATGTAAATCCAGCAGGTTCTGTAAGTGGAAATATACCAAATAAAAACGATGGTTATAAATTTAATTTTAGACTAGCCTTATCAGAAGCAGTGGATAAAAACCAATCACATATGCATTATGTAGCAGGTGAAACTCACGCACTACGGTATGGTGAAGCTTTACCTATAGACAGCTTTGATAGAGTGCCAAATAAATTATTAAAAGACGAATATAAAACATTTGTTAGAGAAACAAAAGAAGGTAGATATAATGATGATAGACTACGTTATAACACAGAGACAGGTGACTCTCGTGCAGAATATGTAGCAGGTCGAGATGGTACTGAAATAGCTGTACCTTTTAATCCAGATAGAATGAGTCCGAAATACAAAGGTAAACTTGAAGCTTATGCTTCAAACAAAACGGAAGATGATTTCTTTGATGACATTATAATGGTAGACATAAACCATTCACAAAAAGATAGAGGAGAAGTTAGAAAGCACCATCTAATGGTAGACAAAAATACAGATGAAATACTAGGTGTGTTTTATTCAGAACGAAACCCAAACGTCAGTAGACCCTCGCAACAAGGTGCTGGTAAAATGTTTCATGGAGGTGAAGTAACGATAGATGATGGAAATGTTAGTCGTATAACAAACAGAAAAAGAGAAATGGGTGATTCTTTTCAATTAGCAGAAAGTGATTATGCATTTCAAGGTAAAAGAGCATTACCAGATAAAATATCAGACCTTCTTACAAAGGATGAACTTGCAAAACTTAAAAAAGATAGTACAGAAGGAGACTATCTTGATGCATATGCTGACGTTAGTACAGAAGGTAGAGTAGTTGGTGGAGAGGGTAAGAAAAAATTATACAACAAAATGATAAAAAAATATGGAGAAACTTATCTTAAAAAAATCGATCCTAAGGCTAAGATTTATTTTGAATTAATGGAGGATAAAACAGGTAATCAAATTCCAACTTATGGTTTTGAAATCACTGATAAAATTAGAAAACATATTTTAACTGAGGGTATAGAAAGTTTTAATAAAGGTGGTGCTGTAATTATTTTAAAAGATAAAAAAATAAATAAAGAAATAAAAAAACCAATAACAACACCTATAAAAAAATCTTATGGAGGTTTTGTAGAAAAGAACACCTATGATTGGGTGTATCGAGATGGTTGAGCCGATATCCACTGCCCTCGCTGGAATTGCATTAGTTACTAAAAGTGTTGAGTTTGTAAAAAAAAATATCAGTACCTGTCAGGATATTGGTGAATTAATTGGTCATGTAGAAAACGCTTTTGAAGGTCAGAAAAAAGTTATTAAAGAAAGAGAAAAAAAAGGTGCTGACCCTTTTGAAACTGATACCAAAAAAATAGCCCAGGAGATAATAAACGCTAAATTAGCCCAGGAGCACTTGTATACCCTCAAGCAATTAATTAATGCCAGGTTTGGTTATGGCACTTGGGAGTATATTCTCGAAGAACGTAAAAAAAGAATAGACAAGAGAAAAAAAGCGATAAAAGAAGCACGAGCCAAGGCACTAAAGAAACAACAAGAAATTATGGAGTATGTTAAGTGGGGTTTTATTGCCATTGCAACAATAGCCTTTATAAGCGTATCTTTACTAGTTACATTAAAATTTTTTGTTACACTAACACCACCTTTATATGCTCATGAAGTAAAACATGATGACGGAAGTTGTCTTATTTATAGCCCACGATATTTTCTTATGTGCATCAATGAATCAAGAGAATATGCTGATACACAAGTATATTTAGATTATTTAAAAAACCGTAGTGAGTGGCTTGAGGTAGAGGACTAAACATAGTATACTATGTAAATAAATCCGTTTAACTCTTTTGAGTTGGAAGTAAGCATGTAGCTGAAGAAACGCATTATCTTGAAGGAGGTGATGTGTATGAGTAAAATGGCTTTATGGTACTTTAAAAAAGAACAAGATTTATATAAACAAAAAAAACTATTAAGGAGTTTATTATGTGGAAAAAACCAGAGATAAAAGAAATTAGTGTAGGTTTAGAAATAAACTGTTATGCTTGTGCAGAAATATAAGGAGTATATGCAATGAAAAAAAGTAAAGGTTACGCTAAAGGTGGAGCTAAGATGATGAAAGCTATGAGAGGTAGAATGGCTGACAAACCTATGGGTAATGGCAATATGCCTAAAGGTACTAGAGCAAGACCTATGAAAGCTATGAAAGGAAAGATGGCTTCTAAAGGTTACGCCAAAGGTGGAGCAAAAATGATGAAAGCTAATTCTGGTAAAATGGCTAACATGTCTTTAGCACAAGCAAAAAAAGTATTAAAAGCAAACAATATGAAAGCAGTTAAAGTATAATTTACTTGCTTAGTTTTTAATTTTATTTAATATAGGGTATGGCTTATCTTACAGCGAACATACCCTATTTTAAATGTTGGGTTCGAAAAGAGTTCACACACAATCACTCCAAGTTTGAAGGTGAATTTATT